GAAGAAATTAGTAAATCCTGAGCCACTTGGCATTCCATGTCGTCCGGTTACCACTTTACCTAAGGAGGTCATAACTGGTATATCGAAAATATGGTATACTAACTCTTTTAAATCTTCTTGGTATCGTTTTTGGAAAACGGGTAGCACTATGGCAAGAAATATTTTGATAGTTGTATTGTTGAGAGATTTGTCCATAGCAGTATAATCTTGCTGAACGAAGATATCCCCATCGAAGAATCTTTGGCGATCGAAACCTAGTTCTACCTCGGTAAATCCTTCCCAAGCTGAAAAGAAATCGATATTACGTGATCGAATAATTTCCATTAGGGGGTACAAGAATGTCTTCTCAATTATGTTCAGACTGAATGGAGCCATGAAGATAAAGCGTGCTTTTCCTCTTTGCGATCTGCTTCCTAATAGCATCACGTAGGTCTTCCATTTTCCACTCACTGCGTCTGCGAGTGCCTTGGCTAAGATCATCGGATCTAACCGTTTGCCATAGTCAGGTGCTCCTGAATTGGTCTGGAGCTTGTCATCATATTTGTCGCGATCGATGACGTTCTGAGGTGATAAAGCTCGTTTATCCCTAGCCCCTCCGAACACCTCTTTGTATATTTGATCACATATGTCATAATCGATTATAAAATCGGTTTGATCAGGTGTGGTGTAATACGCTTTGAAATCAGCCTCGCGTTCAGAGAATGGGGGATACCCACCTTGAGGTCCTACCTTAGACATTCTCGATTTATCATAGCTGATAAGAGGTCTAAGAACTTCATCCTCCTCATATCGGGTTAAGACATCTAGCCATGTGTTAAATACTTCCTCTTCTGAGCTACCTTTGTAGAGAGGAGTTCTAGCAGTTGGTAATTTGCCATCACGCAACATTTGGAATCCTGCGGCAGCCTGAGTTTGAGCCAACGGTGTCAGCTGTGCGTCCAGTGAATCTGGCGAAAGAATAATAGTTTCCATATATTAAATGTTGTTCAAAATTTTGTTTTGAATTTCGTAG